GAAATAGACGAGAGCGATTTCTTTGTTGACGGTGATGAGGAAGATGACGACACAGAGGATACTTCAGATGAGCCTGAAATAGACGTGGATGAGGACGAGTTCTTCGTTGACGGCGATGATGAAGTTGACGACTCTGAGGAAGAAGATGAGGGCATTAGTGAAGAGGATTTCTTTGTAGATGGAGATGACAACATAGAGGAAGATGTAGAAGAACCTGTGGATGATGAGATAGACGAGAACGATTTCTTTGTGGACTCTGATGAGGAAGAAGATGACGAAGGAATAGATGTAGACACACTATTTGGAGATGAGGGTAGTAGTGGAGGATTATTTGTACCTCCAGTAGCTAAAAAGCCTCAATCTCAGCAAGGCGGAAGTACACGGCCTAAAACTGAGGCTAAGTCTGCTAATACCGTCTTCAAAGACCCAAGAGCGCAATCTGTGCTTGACTTTATGCACAGAGGATTAAGCGGAGTAATAGGTCCAAAGAAGCGAAATCCGAATAAAGGTAAAACACGGTGATAATATATGGGGGCATTATCGGTAAAGCTAGAGATACTTAAGAATGTACCTTTGAACTGTGGCGAGGTAACTATACGTAAGTTCAAGCTCAAAGACATTATAGGCTACTATAACCTCGTCTCGGACGAAAGGGTTTACAAGTTTCTCAGGAGTAGAAATCTCAGGAGTTACCCGGCAGTGGAGACTTTTTTATTGAGCATAATAAACGATTACAGTTTAGCTGCAGAGACCAGATTCGCGGTAGTCCTGAACAGTACAGATGAAATAGTTGGGGCAATATCAATGTATATAGACAAGAGGGATAGGGGAGTAGAACTAGGGTATTGGATTGGATATCCTTACTGGAATAGGGGTTACATGACGAGCGTAATAAACGCGTCAGTTAGCATGCTTGAGAAAATAAATGATGTTGACTTTGTGTATGCGAAAATACACAAGGAAAATAAAAGCTCGTTGAGGGTTGTTGAAAAGGCAGGTTTTAAGCTAGAAAAACTTGAAGGAGATATAATGACCTTTAGGAAAGAATTGTAGGCAGACGATTTAAGCTCAAGAGTATATCAGGTAGATAATGTATAATTGATGAACAAAGGAGGGGTCAAAATGCCGTTTGACTATTTGGATGTACCCCAGCAGGTGGTTAAGGCTATCAAGGAAGAAGCCAGGAAGGTAGGCAACGGTTACAAGGTTATACTCATATCGAGATACAGTGCTCATCCTGGAGACAGTCATTTGTACATGGTGTTGGCTTTTGGGGGCCCTACACAATCTTATGTAACATGGCTGTATAATGCTAGCATAGGCGGTCTTGGGTATGGGCATTACGATATGGACTTCAAGACAGCCTTGTTCGATTTTGTGAACAGGTTAGGATAGCGGGAGGTACTTATATGGTGGTTGTTCTCATATCTGGATATGCAACAAGTGGTAAAGATACTTTTTCAGACTTTGTTATAAAGCATTTACCGTGCGCCAAGAAGTTCCCTTTCGCCTATGAGCTAAAGGAGATAGCATCTAAATACTTTGGATGGGACGGTAATAAGGACGAGAAAGGGCGTAATTTATTAATAGGAATAGGCAGTGTGGGTAGGGCTTACAATCCATACATCTGGGTGGACAAGACAATAAAAAGAATAAAATCCGAAAGCCCAGCAGTAGCCATAGTCAGCGACTGGAGGTTCAAGAACGAGTTTATCAGGATGACAGAGGTCTTCGGGAGGGGTAGTGTAATAACAGTCAGAATAAAAAGGAACGTTGGAAGAATATTAGACGATATATCAGAACATGACCTAGACGACTTCACGGATTACGACTACATAGTAGATAATAACGGCACACTTGAGGGTTTAGAAGGAGCAGCAAGGGATTTTATAGGTAGGCTGCTGTTGGTGTAGCAAGCAGCATGATACGGGAGTGGGGCGAATGAAGAAGTTAGTAAATGGCAGGATAGTAAATATAAACAACATAGAACTATTTGAGAAGGCTTTTGAGGGTGCAGCCCTGAGAAGGGCTGCCGTTAGCCTTGTTGGCGAGACTGTGCCGGACTCGCCGTTACTGAATGAGTGTATTAAGCATTACGAAGATACCTACAAGTCGTTACCATTCCCTTTGTATGCCATAGAGGACAATATAAAATATGCTGTAATAGGCATGAACATTAAAGATAGGATGGAACATCCTTTAAGGATGTGGGCAGACGGAGGGTTATATGTCAAGATAGCGGATAATAAGGCATTAAAGTTCGTAGGCAATACTTGGGGAGTTGTAACCATAACGAGGGAGCTTCCAGACAATACGGAAATAGCCTTATATGAGGGCGAGATAGGGTATAAGGAGTTCCTTTGGGCTGTAAAGAAGCTTATGAGAGGTGAGTCTCTGCGCGATTTTTATCAGGTGTTTATGAGAGAGTTTTATGAAGCATGCAATGGTGAGCCAATGCTATTGAAGTGGGAGTTGGCACACATACTAGATTTTGGGTATGTGCCTAAGCAGTTGAACCTTAAGGATAATAGGATTATTGACCTTAATACTGGTTGCGAGTACTTCTTAGATATATTTTCAGCAGGGAAGAGGGAAGTTAGCGAAAACATTATAGTTATTAGAGTCGGTGGGGATAAGCCTGGCTACGACATCAAGAAAAAGACCGCCAATGTGTATGATTTTGAGGTATACGAAAAACAGGCAGGTTCTGAAGATATACTCAGTGAAAAGAATACAAGTAAGTTGAGGAAAGTCAGGATTGAAGGGGCAGGGGCGGTATTCCAAGCAATAGTAAAAGCTGCAACAGATTATGGAGATATTAACAATGTCATATACAGGGGATTTATTGTAGATGACCTAATAATATTTGAGGTAGCTGACGTGGTGTACATCAGCACAGCAGGGAAATACAATAAGCCTCAGGAAATAGGACGCGGACTGAAACTGTATAGTTACGAGAACGGGCAGGTGTACATGATTAAAATGACATTGTGCAACGCAGAGCCAAAGGTTTACAAGGAAGTTATATACTCCTACAACATTGTTAACGGCATCGTGAGGTTGTGTCGTATAGGCTTCGAATAAAGGAGGTGGCAATTATGCACAGTGCACCACTGTTTAAGCTCATTGAGGATAACATAGAAGATATCTTCGAGGAGCAGAGGTATAAGGAGTTTCTACAGAAGGTAGGTAGGTTTCACAATTACAGTTTTTACAACCAGCTATTAATTTTGATGCAACGTCCAAATGCACTCAAGGTGGCTGGCTACAGGGCATGGCAGAAGATGGGCAGATACGTTAAGCGTGGTGAGAGGGGCATACACATACTAGCTCCAAGGCTTGCTAAAGTGTACATTGACGCAAAAGATGGGCATACACTCAAGAAAGGTGAGCTCAGCATATCAGAGCTCAAGAAGGCAATCGAAAGGAAAGAGGTGCTAGTAAAGAATAGACTTTACGGTTATATTGGCGTAACGGTGTTCGACATAAGCCAGACAGATGGCAAGCCAATACATGTAACAATTGACGGTTTGCAAGGGACATATAAGGAGCTTGACAGGCTAATAAAAGTCGTGCAGAATGTTACCCAAGCAAAAGTAACGGTAACAGACACATTGGGCATGCTCGATGCGATGGGGTACTTCAACCCAAGTACAAATGAGATAGTCGTAAGGAAGCTCTCGGATGTGCAGATAGCTAAAACGCTAATACATGAGGCTGGTCATAATTTAGCAAAAAGGCTCAGGAGTACACTTGAGTTTTATGAAGGAGAATACGGAGGTTGGAAAAAAGAAGGAGCAGAAATGCTTAATCTTACCTACGATGATGAGGAAGTAGTCGTTGAGAGTGCAGCCTACATCGTAATGAGCCAATTGGGCATAGACACAAGCGATTACAGTTTTACCTATATTCGTAACTGGGCGACGGCTAAAAGGTCCGCTGAGGATGGCAAGAAAGCATTACAATCAATGTTCAGTATCATAGCCAAGATAGCCGATAAATTGTTAACAGCCATAGAGAATGAATTTAACATCCAGATTGATGCACCTGAAGAACAAAACACTGAGACAGTTCAAGAGGAAGAAGCCGCAGATTTAATACCTATTGTGGAGGCTAATGAGGTACACCAGAGGGTAAAACAAGCCATGTGAGTCCAAAAGGACAAGTTGATAAACCTGTATGTAGCGTCAGTAATTAAATGAGGGTAACATTGGGTTATTTCAATACTACCTTAAACACGACATTAAAATAAATATAGTGTAGATAAAAGGGGTTGAAAGTCGCTATGGGAGACGACTTCAATATTGATAAGGGTGTAAATGTGGATGAAGTAATAAACTTCGAGGACGAAGAAGTATTACAAGAACCTCTTGAAGTGAATAAAGGCGACTACAAGAGGACAGCAATAATAACCGCTGTAATAGGCTTTATAATAGTTGTAGTAGCATTCGGAGTAACGAATTTTATCGGAAGTAGGTCACATAAGGTGCAGGAGGCACCTGCGAAAATAGAAGAACAATCAGGAGGTGGTGGTAGTGCTTATGTACAAAAGGCCGAGCCAGGAGGATTGCAGGTTAATCAGGAAAATCCGGTGGCCGGTCAGGCAGAAAGTGCCTTAACAACACAATGGGAAGAAATTTCGACGGATAGCGGAGTTGATTTCAACAAAGAGCTTAAAGGCACTTTTACAGTTACCAGCATTAGGCACTACGCGAAAGTTGCGGTATCGAATAAAGAGGTTGTTTTGAAAAGCGTAGTAACAGGAAGTATAAGCGGATTGAGTGGTACCTATGAAATAGAACTACCGTACACAAAGGCACGGTATCTAAAAATAGGCGACACTTTTGAAGTAAAATATCAGTGTGGTATTAAAGAAGGAGTGATGTTTATAGGGGAGATTAAGTATTGAGGGCGAAAAAAATTTGAGTTTTTACTGTGAAGGGTATTGCACTTCCAGAGTAGGGGCGTTATAATTAGGGTAGTAAGGGTGAAAAACCCTGCTATAAAAAATAAGATTTAAGGAGGTTTACGCACGATGGAAGATTTTAGCAGATTGGATGCGGTTGAGGAAGTTGGTGGAGAAGTAAAGGCTAAGGGCGGAGAGAAAGCTGAAATGAAACAGCTTATGGAACTCTTCCGCCAGACGGTGGCCGAAGACCCCACAATTATGCAGAGGCTGAACAGCCTGTCCGACAAGGTCGTAGTCGTTAATACGCTCGGCTTTGGTGAGGGCGGGAGCCTGATTCAGAAGGAGCTTGCTCCTGGCGAAGAAGTCAAGTACGATGAGAACGGCAAGCCGATTAGGGAGCTTGTCCCGACTGCGAAGATTGTTGGTTATGCCATTCAGAACGTTGGCGACACGCCTATCAACTACGTGACCGAGGAGTTCGTGAAGAACGAACAGGGTATCTTCGTCGGTCAGAAAGTTGAGAAGGTGCTTGCTCCTGGTGAAAAGACAGCTCTGTCTCGTAAGTACATGACAATTTTCTGCTCCAGACCTGAGATTGCTTTCACTCTCAAGAACGGTAAGATTGTTCGTAAGCGCCAGAAACAGGGCGAGAAAGCTAAATCTCTCGATGAATACCTTGAATCCCATTACTTCGTATTTAACGACCCGAACCTCAAGGTCAACAGCGATGCCGTTAAGATTAACATCGGTATCAAGAAGAAGGCTGCTGACGGTACGGTTAAATGGGTCGTTAAACCCGAGTTCGAGAAGACCTTCGGTTATCTCAACAATCCGAAGACCGCTGGCACCAAAGGCAGAGCCAAGGCTGCTGGCACCAAGGTTACTCCTCAGCAGTTGGCTGCTAACTACATTAACAAGCTGCTTCAAGAGTCCGGAGTCATTTAACCTGGCGGCTTGAAGTAGGCTGGCAGACGAGCGGTGCTTAGCACCGCTCGTCTTGAGAACAAACCCCCTTTACGAAAATCCCCTTAGCTGAACGGCTAAGGGGATTTTTATTTTGGCGTTGTGAGGTGACATATAAGGATTATAAACAAAAAAGGAAAGGGGTAGGTGTTGCAGTATGCTGGCGAACTTCCTGGCATTATTTAATGGTTTGGACATCAAATATGTTTATATGGCTGTAGGGATATTGATTTTGGCAGGTGCGATTTCCTTTATTAAGCGTGCTGTTAAGCTTGGTGCAACAATAATTATACTTGCACTACTCTTGAGTTATGGCGGAAACTACGTGCATGATTTTCAGCAGAAGTACAACATACATATAACGAAAGACACAGTGTCTATGCGTGTGGACGGTAAGGATTATAGCATTAGCCTTAATAACATTGAGCGTGTTGAGTATACAATGGCCGGTGCAGGTGTATTCAACGTCAGTGTATATTATAAGAATAATACGGGCAAGACTAGCAAGGCAACATTTAAGGTACCAACCTACATGCTGGAGGTAATCAAGCAACAGGCAGAAAAGTTAGGGGTCAAGGCTGTGGAGAAGTAAAAACAGTAAATGTAATAGGGGGTCGTAAGAGTGGCGGATATAGCTTTTCATAGGAAGTATAGACCTTTGACAATAAATGAATACATCGGGGACAGCATGAGGAGCATCCTTCTAAACAGGTTCTCAGATGAGGATAAACTTCCTCAGACGATTCTCCTCTATGGCATGAGAGGTTGCGGTAAGACTTCAGCAGCTCGTTTAATTGCGAAAGAATATTTATGTTTGAACAAGGTGGATGGGCATGCCTGCGGTCAATGCGAAATGTGCCGTGAGGTGGAAGACAAATTAATAAAGGGTGAGGCAGGCGTAGAGGCCTTCGGTGTCCAGGAGCTAGACATCGCATCCGAAAGCGGTAAGGCTGCCATCGACAGCGTTCTCGAAGAAGCATTGATTGAGCCTCTTCCTCCACTTAAGTATAAAATCCTAATCCTTGACGAGTGTCATATGGCTACAAAGCAGGCTCAGAATAGACTTTTGAAAATAGTAGAGGAGCCTCCAAAGCATCTGGTGTTCATATTTTGCACAACTGACCCAGAGCAGTTGCTTGATACATTAAAAAGCAGGTGCCAACTTAAGATAGAAGTTAAAAAGCCATCAGTAGAAGACCTCGCTCAGAGGCTTCTACAAGTCTGTCAAAGTGAGGGCATTACAACTTCATTGGCGGCACTCAGAATTATAGCCAAAAAGGCGGATAGAATTCCAAGGGAAGCTCTAAACATACTAGAAAGCATAGCAAAAGAGTTTAACGGTGTAGTCACCATCGAGAACGTAAGGAAGAGGACGGGAGAAATTGCTTCGGAGATATACGCCGAGTATTATTCGGCAGCCAATAAGTCTTTGGAGGACATAATACTATTTGTAAAAAAGCTTAAGGATGGTAATGTAGCACTGAAGGACTTTATCAGAGGGCTTACAAGGTTTACTCTGGACAGCATATATATTCGTTATGGCATAAATATAGATGAATATCCAGCAGATTATGTCAAGGCTGTGAAGGAAGTTTTCAAGGTATATACGGCTGATGAGCTAGACTTTATACTACAGATTATTGAGCATGCAAATAAATTAATCGACAGTGATGAAACTAAGTCGGAGCTTGTGGTTGTAACTACAGCTATGAGGCTTGGCAAGGTAAAAATGCTTGAGGGAGGCCTAATAGACGCATTAGAGGCTGCCGAGAAGGAAAACAGAAAATCGTTAGAGAGGTACAGGAACATTGTAAATCAGGAGAGACTAGAGAGTAGAAGAACTATCAAGAAAGAGGTGGATAGTGCATTACTATTATCGGTGTTCGGCGAGCAGGTGATAGAAGTAAAGCCCGACAAGGATATTGAGCTACTTAAGAAAAATGAGTCTAAACCTGAGGTTGAAGATGCAGGCATGTTGTCGGATGAGGAGTTATTAGCTAAGTTCAATATAGGTAAATTATGAGACATGCAATATACAGGTTACATATATTTACTACACAAATGCCCATTTCAAAGGGCATTTTTTTGTACGTGTAAATCAATAAAAGACAAAGCGAAAGATATTTTTATTTGTAAAAAGGAGGTACTCGACAATGAGAAAGCTCGTAGCGATTGTCTTATTGGGATTGATGGTGGCATGCTTGGTAGCAGTGCCAGCATTTGCGGAAGGAGAGGACAAGGCAACAAAGACCCTTGAAGAAGTAGTCAACAAAAATGCACAGGAGGTGCAGTCTCAGACACAGCAAACGACACAACAGCCAGGTCAGCCGGCAACAAATACAGGCAATACTACCCAGAAGAACAGCATAGATAGCGGTAAGGATATTATAAAGGACCTTGGTAAAGTTACCGATATGACTGAAAAGATGCCTGAGGTGGAGAAAGCTGGTAACGGAATAAAGCGTATAGTAACAATACTGGTGCAGATTATATCTTATGTTATTACCTTTGGACTAGCTTTAAAGGTTGCACTAGACTTAATGTTTATCGGACTACCATTCACGAGAGGGCTTTTAGCTAATGGGTACACTGGAAATCCGCAGGCTGGCGCTGGTGGTATGCCAACCCCTAGTGGAATGACTCCTGGAATGGGTGTGGGCATGGGCATGCCTGGTATGGGTTACGGTGGATACGGAGGTTACGGATACCACAGGCCATTTGGTTTTTCACCTTTTGGAGCTGGTGGAATGACGAATCCTGCAATGCAAGGCTCAGGGTTTTTTGGCAGAATACAGTGGGTTTCTAACGCGGCATTAAATGCTGTAGCAGCGGAAACTACAATAGGTCCTGACGGTAGGCCGGTCAGTCCTCTAAAAGTATATGCAAAGGACATGATGATTGTGCTCGTATTGACTCCTATACTGCTCGTGTTAGCAGTAACTGGAGTATTAACACAGCTAGGGTTTATGCTTGGTGAGCTTATATCTAATGCTCTCAGGAGCTTCGGAGGTAGTTTAGGTGCTTAAGTCAATAGAGGCATTGCGAAAGAAAAATGTTATTGAGCATAAGTATAATCTTAAAAGGCGTGAGGAGTTAAGCACGCTTAGGATTGAGTCGGCTTACAGGGCAAAGCTATACGATGAGATAAAAGTCATTGAGCTGTTGCTCAATGACGATAATGTAAAGTCGGTAGTCATTGAGGTGCCAAAGCAGCACATAACAAAGTTCTTAAGGGCAATATATGGTGAAGAATTCATGCAGTACAATATAACGCAACTCGATGAATACACCTTCGAAATAGGTAGAAAGATTGTCAACTTCTAATACGGGAGGTGGTACATGACATGAAAAGCATGACTGTCCAAGAAAGAATCGACGACATAGTAAGGAGAAGCGGTTTCAGTGAGGAGATAGTGCGTCGTGTATTAAACGCGGAGAGGGAAAGCATATTAGAGTCATTAAAGCATGGTGAGAGGGCAACACTCATAGGGAGATGTACAATAGTACCAGAGTTGAGAAAGTCACTAGACATCGGGGGTAAAATAAAGACAGTTATAAAGCTTAAAGCCTCACCAAGTTACTCTCTTGAGTCAGAGCTTGCTGGATTAGAAAGGTTTATCAAAGGAGACACGGGCGATGACGATAATGATGAGGGGGTAATGTTAAGGCAATTACCAGGTTTGGTGTAGGGGGCATAGTAGATGCTGTATGTTACACATAAGAGGTTCGCTATATTTTGGGCTTTGCTCGGTGTCATGTATCTGTATTATAAAGGCATGACAGAGATAAATTATTACTTAGCATTAATGCTTGTGGTGCCTTTTTCTAAAGTTGGAGCAGTGTTTCCTGACCTTGACCATGATTGGGAGAACGTGAAATTCAAAAACATACTTACTTGGGTAGTTAACAAGCTTATACATCTTACTGGTGGAAGGCACAGGAGTTGGCAGACACACAGCATAGATATAGCTGTTATTTGCACAATATTATCAGTGTACTTACCTGAAAAGCTGTACACTTTGGGTAAGGTATCACAGGTGAACAGAGAGGTTTTGAGCATTGTAATGATTGGTTTCTCGCTTGGGTGGCTGAGTCACATATTTTCAGATATGCTAACTACAGGTAAAGTTAAATTACTATGCTTTGCGAACTGGCATGTAGGTTTTGTGCCAAGAAGATTTCTTGGACTCCAGTTCAAGACAGGAGGGCAATGGGAATGGTTTGTTAGCTCAGTCACGGATAAAATAAACGTGATAATAACAATAGTGGCATTGGCATTCCCAGCTCTCTTAAAGTACAATGTCTTGGGCTTAATCTTAAAGATTAAGGGGTGATGTAATCGTGAAGAGGTTTCTAACAGCGTACGTAGTAGCTGTATTGCTGACCGTGCTTGTGTTCCCTATTATTGCTTTCGCAGCTGATGGTGATAACATATTCGAGAATAGCTACAGTGAAGATAACACTAACGCATACTTATCGGAGATATGTAAGGTAGATAAGTCAAAAGGAGCAATTATCCTCGATAAAAGAATAGAGGCCATCGTGAAAGAGTCAGATAGGTCCAATGCACCAAAAACCAAGCATTTGACAATTACCAAAGATGGCATTAGCTACACCAAGGATGTAACCGATGATGCTTATAGGGAGCTTGTGACACTCGGCAGAGATGTATACGACAGAATGAAGGTTAAACAACGCATAGAGGAAATGGGTAGTAGTGTGAATGTAGAGGCTGATACCGGTAGAGCTTCTGTGATGCTATCCGGGCTGCAGCCACTCATAAGTTTAATAGTAGGTATTCTAGCATACCTTGTTGTTCTTGGCATGACTTTATTTACGGCTATGGATATTTGTTTCATTACAATGCCTGTGTTCAGGAACAGGGTAGAAGAAATGAAGCAGTCGGGTAATGCAGCAATGGTTAAGTACGGCAAGGATGGAGAACCAAAATTACGTTGGGTCAGTGATGAGGCACAGTATGCAGTAATTACATGCACAGTAGACTCAGGGAGGAACCCATTAACAGTTTACCTGCAAAAGAGAATATGGGCACACATCATGGTAGCTATAGTCATTTACATCCTGCTTACCGGTAACATCCAAATGATAGTTAATATAGCAATTAACTTCGTCAGCGGCATACTTGATATACTCAGCGACCTTGGACGCTAAAAGAGAAGCGGGGTAGGTGTTATGAATGAATCCTACAGATATAAAGGAGGGCATTGCAGAGCAGCTGAATGTTCCTTATGGGATAGACTTTGCAAAACTGGGAGAAATACAATACTTAGTAGATACAGTAGCATCCGTAATCCTTGGTGTGATTGCCTATTCAATAGTAGCCCTGCTTACAATAGTCACCGCTATAGACATTGCATACATTACTCTGCCAGCGTTCAGGGAAAGAGTACAGGCACTTAAATGGGATGGGTCTAAGCATTTTTACTTAAGGGCGGTATCCAGAGATGCCATCCTGGCTGTTGAGGAGGCAGTTCTTTCGGACTCAGGTAAATCAGCAATATCAATTTACCTTTGGAGAAGATTGAAGACATATATGATTAGTGTGACAATACTATTTATAATAGTTGGCGGTGGGGTGTTCATAAAGAACTTTATTGTAAATGTGATTGTTACCATTTTAAGGGCATTCATGTAGCTACACGCAAGTGTAGCTATTATTTTATATGGGACCTGGAGGTGGTGCGCTGTATGCTAAAGAGGATAGCTTTAATCTTATGTATGATGAGCATGTTATTAATATTAACTGGATGTGAGGCCGCATGGGTTAAAAAGACAAACCTAGAGCAGGCTATGGGTAATCGTGCAGCTCTAAATCTTGAGCTTATAAATAGGCTTGTTAACAGCGGTTTACTTAGTGAGGACGCTGCAAAAGGTATGCGAGAGTCCTTGGAGAGATTAAAGGAGAACCCATCGAGCTTAAATCCAAACCAGAGCATTTCGTGGTATCTTAACACAAGTATAGGGGAATGGAGTACTGAGCCAACACAGGATTCGACTTTTCCAAAAAGCAATGCACCAACTGGAAATAGTGGTAGGGACATACCGGATTCTGAGATTAAGCCATTAGATATTATTGCAGCTAACCAGTGGGCACAGCTTAACGCATTAATGACTTGCAAGGTATATGTGCTAAAGGAGCAGCCGGGACAGCCAGTAAATACAGACGAGATAAAAGGCCTACTTGAGGCAGCAAAGACGAAGACCGGAAGTGAGCAAGAAGAAGCATTCAATGCTTTAGTATCTAAGGGATATTTTAAGGATAGTGGGAAATATTTAACAGACCCTAATGACCCCAAGAATCAGATGGTGATTGTAACAAAACGTATAACAGAGACTGAGAGTGTTCCTGTGAGAGACTCTAAGAACAATATCATAGGACATGTGACAGTTAAGAGGAATTATGTTAATGAGATGGGATATGACCTTGTAGTGTGCGACAAGGATAATATTCCAGTTGCTACATTAAGGTTCAGGGAGATAAACAAGGAGGCAGTAGACAAACTGCTTGGGGCTGGAGATGCTCCGAAAGATAAGTTTTTACTGGATATTAAAAATAAGAGAGCATTCTTACTTGAGTATCCTGCTTATTATATAAGCAGTGTAAGCCTTGATAAAGATGGCAACTATAAAACAAGTTTTAGTGAGTCAGACCTACTAGTTAATCTGCTATCCGGTAAGATTAAGGATAAAAGCGGGAAAGAACTCAAGCAATCAGAGAACATACAAGAGGTTTATGGGAGCAACGGAGCATTTGTTATATATGGAACGGGGGACATAAAGAACGTTGGTTTTGAGCAGGCTACTGTAAAGGGCGGCACTATAGTTCTTAGGGATTACCTTGAGTTGTCATATATGACTGGCGTGGTGAACGGCGAAGATTTTGTAACATTGGGCAGGCGCGTGCGCGTAAGTGATTTTGAGGGGAGCAAGCAGACTGTATTTGCTAACTTCATAAATAAAAAAGGCGAAGTTATGAAGGACACACCTAATATACTCATAAGCCATCTTATGGATATAGATTCTGGCGTAGACGGTAAGGCCATTAAGCTTGGAATAGTTACAGATACAGACGAAAAAGAAGGCGGAGGACAGGCTGGAGGCAACCAGCAAGGTAGCACTGGACAGAGCCAGGGCAACCAGGAGAATAGCAATAATACCGGAGACGAGAACGATACAGGGCTATTATCAGATGCCAACATAAACAGGGCTTTACTTAAGCCAATATACAAGGAGTCCATAAAGCCGACCACAAGATTCCCAGGCGAAAAGGTCGGTATAGCAAGTATGTCTAATTTAGGTAACAAGATGATTTTTTATGGTATGGCAATCGACATGAGTCCTTTCGAGTCAGGTCTATATAACGGGTGGATAATGAGAGATGACTTAGAAGTAGGGAGCTTAACGTGGTGGAATAGGTGGTTGAACACCAAAGAGTTGGATTATGGTTATTCCATTGACCCTGAAATACTCAGGCAGTTTTTCATGGGAAATTACAGCTTCGACATTATGAAAAGGGAAAACACAATTATATTCAATTTAGGCACAATTGCGAAGATACAACAGGGCTATAACGCGGAAGATAGAGCTAGAAATGTAAACTACTTCAGAACATTATTTGCTGGACTTGGGATACTTCTAATAGCATACGCGATAGTGCTGATGGCTGCATGGGTGTTCGATGTCAACCTGATAACAGGTCCTAAGCTAATGAGTGTATTAACATTTGGGAAGTGGGAGGCAATAAGCAGTTATGAGGAGTTGCCTAATATGGAGTTGGGCGAGAAGCACTACATGACTTTTGAAAAGACATTAAATAATTGCATTGTCATAATATGTATAGGTGTATTGTTGTTATTTATAGATGTTGTAGCTATAGTGAAACAGCTCATTGAAATATTCGGCGGCGTTGGAGAATGGATAGGAAAATCAATATTTAATAAAATGTAGCCGGAGGTGTTGTTAGTGAGGTCAAGAAAATTTACGAGGGTAACTTCAGTGGCAATATTAGCGGTTTTAATCATTACAACCATATCAACGGCTGTGGCTGCTACGGGTACTCCTAAAACTACCATTATTGGTACCAATCTTGCTTTAGGGTCACCACTACTAGACACAACGAATTTTGACCCAAAGACCTGGAATAAATGGGAAATGGTTGCATTCGGGGTATTTTTGAGTAACTTTGCATATCCTTTAGTTGACGACTATAAAAGTGCATTTACAGCATGTAACGAAGGTACAAAGGGGTCAGGGTTAAAGGCGTTGCAGTTTGGGTCGGGTAACGACCCATCAACAAACGATATACTCAAGGAAATGGTGAACTATGCCGTAGCGGTGCAGTCATCGACATTAAAGCCTATAAAGTATAGGTCATTAAAAGATGATAACAGCGGGTTGGATGAATATAAGGACGCAGTGTTTGAGGATTTGTTTCTCTACAATAAGCTTGGATGGCTTGAGAAGCTCGTAAGTGGGCAGGTAATTGCCAAAGTAGGGGACTGGGGCTTAACTGGACCTAGCAGGTTTATATACAACGAGTTCGTAGTGGAGATTGATGGTGGGACATACCAGAGAGTCTTCAGCTACGATGACGGTTGGGATTTACAGATGCTGGCAGCTTGGCTAACCAGGGTATTTAGCGGTGAGTATAGCGGTGTGGCTAAGAGTAACTTCGAGAAGTTTAGAAAAAGCCCTTTGTTCCTCGACGCTTTCGGGAATATAGTTGTTCTCCATGGAGGTAGGCCATACATTGTGTTCCCTGCTGCGGCAAGTCAATATATAACACAGACAAAGCAATATAACCTGCTACAATCAGTGTTGTTTAACGGCAATTATCTTCCAGCATCTGGAGAGAGCATCATAAACAACGGTGTATCTGAAAACACCAGTAGAGGTGGTGGAGGACCTTTATCTGGAACAACTGATTTTGGGGTTGGCAAGGTTGTAGTGTCTTTCGATACAGATATACTACTTATGGAGAAAGCCAAGCAAAAGGTAAAAATAAGTGAGTCAGGGGTTCCAGGTAGCTTGGTAAGCTGGTTAGGAATTTCTGTACCTAGTGTAGCTGTAGAAGAAGCCGAATTAGGTAATGCTGTTGACAATGTGATGGCAGCCGACATTAACAGCAGCAGAATACCTTTCAGAGTGGAAATTATACGTGGGGAAAAGATGCCTAACTTACCTGACGCTGTGAAATACTTAGCAAAGTATGTAGATGACCTTGCTTCAATATACCCAGTTGCAAAAGATGTACCGATTCTTAATTATATTAACACTAACAATGGTAAGTTGCAGCTGTTCTCTAATCCTGTGGTTACATCTGTTACAACCACTAATCCTTTAGAGAAGCGGTATATTAACAAGATGTACGAGTCCATATACGGCGGCGGGTATGTGCAAGCCGGTTCGGAGCCTATAGATTATGGCATGTTGAGGGCTGGACTGCAAAGGACAAAAACCTGGATGGGCCTTGGAAGATGGGCCTACGTTGGCAAGTACGATAACATTGAGGCAATAAAAGAGGATTATTACAGTTGGATGTCAATGCCTGCGTCTCCGATTCTTAAGGCATTCTTAGGGAAGGAAGTCGGAGTAAAACAGGGAGTTAGCGTTCCGTCTGATGTGGCTGTAGCCGACCTTGGCAGGTATTATAACATACTGAGCAAAGACCAGAATAATGTTGTGGCAGGCAAGGTATTTGACCTGACAGAGTCAGAGGTGCAACAGTCGTTTAGAAGAATTATCAAGGGATATCCGATATCACGCGAGATAGAAATAGCGAGCAACATACTAGGAGTCAGGCAGGGGACAGAATTTGCTTTGTGGTCGCCTTTTATATATGCGACATACTTAAACTGGTACGGCATAACGTCTGACGGTGGTCATAAGTTCAATACCAAATTATTCAGCGATAAGTCCGACATACTTAAGTTCGACATGGAGAAGGTGTCAAAGGGGTTATACTTGACCGAAGAAGAAAAGAAGAAGGAAGTTCTTAATTACACTTACATGATGTTGCACCCAACAGCAGGTAGGGAATATAGGGCAAGGTTAATAATGGATGCCATATCTGACTGGATTTACAGGACATATCAAAACATAGTTTACGGCGGTGTTACGCAGTATTACAGTGGCAGTTACGGTAACATTGGGACGAGAAGTGCCAATGGATTCCTGCACATAAACAGTTACAGCGATAATTTCATGACGAAATGGTTTATTAACAAGTATGTAGAATATATAGTCATAATTTTGGGTATATGTGCAGTGATGATAATTCTAATAGGCATTCTAACACAGAAGAAACTCATATGGTTTTTGGCATCGCTATTTATAGTGGTGAACGTTTGCATTTTGATGCCATCAATAGGAGATGTGACTCCTTACGTGGCAGATAGTGCTGTGCAGAACATGTTTAAGGACAAGATGTCATATTGGGCAATGTCTGAAGCCATAAGGAACAACGAAATAGAGCAGAACGCTAACAATAAAGCATCTGCTGCGGAGGAACAGGCGCTTGGAAGCGATGTTGACGCCAAGAAGGTAGCCAATCTAGTACGTATGTTGAACATATCTTATTTGGATAGGGCATTAATGCTAAAGCTGGACATATCAAAGAAGATAAACGAGACACAACTAGAGAACTTTGACGAAATTCAGAAGTTGCAATCAGCGCGGTGGCTGCTGCCAATACTCATGAGGCAGTTTACAGCCAACGACAGGTCGCCAAATTACATTTACGTGCCTCTTGGAGACGAATATATTAACATGTCAAACCTATACTGTCTATATGTGCCAAGCGATATAGGTAGTAAAAGAGCCGTAGACGCTGCAAATGATGCTGGTGCAGCTGCAGCAACGAATGAGGAAGTAAAGAGCAGAATATTGAGCGATAGCCAGAAAACAGCATTATTCGCCGATTATACAAAGACATCATTTGATTCAGACCTAACCAACGGGCGCTACAATACAATCGTTATATCTTCTAAAGACGAAGATTATCGGAAGCCTCCAGGGTGGGAGAGCGTATCAAGGATAAAAGACGACAGCCAGCTGGTTCATACGAGCTCTTACTTATTAGCAGACTTGCCTATACCTTCAAGGAAAATTACAACAAGCAAGGGCAAGACTGTAGACGGCGATTGGGAACTGTACTTAAAGACATATAAAGATAAAGTAGCCGCAGATTTTGCAAGAAAGGCGAATGAGCTAGAGGAGATAGCCGGTAGTTATAACTCTTTTGACTCTTCCACAGTTCAAGAGGATTATGGATATTTGTGGACAACTCAAAATCCATTGCATTACTTCTATCAGGTTATTAAAGACACTATGCGTCCTGACGCTAACGTTGCTCTAATAGCTGGCGAACTTCAAGGAGAGTACAGAACGAGCAGTTTAACAGGAAAAGAAGAAAGAGTATCATTCATGCATTATAAGGATACCGGGAAAATTCGTGATTTCCTTGATATGGAGGAGCTATTTACAAATGTAATTCCTTATCTATACCAAGTGCAGATACTTGCGGGAGGATTCGATGGTACATCAGGAGCTTTGGGAGATGCCAAGATAGAAAGGTATACACTCTACAAGAACAATTATAAGTCGTGGATGTTCAGGAGCAATTGGGCAACGAAGCTAATGGAGTCTCCTTTACTCACAAGCGGTACCACTGTTCGGGATGGCAAGGGCAATAAGTATTATGTGGAAAATCCCATGCTTCCTTCATGCTACCCGAAAGAAAGGCCTATGGTATTTAGTGAAGCTCAGATGTATGCTATGGGGCTTTCAGAAGGGGACCTGAGCATACCAGAAGTAAAGATTATCAAGGTAGGTAAGGCAGTTGAGCGTAGGTGGACATTGCTGTTAAACTATGTTAACGTTCCAGGAGTCACACCAGACATACTTTATAAACAGATGGCACTGGACGCATTACTAGAATTTAACAGGGAATTCTCTTCAGGCAACTTCCTAAATCCTGCATGGAACCTGTATCCAATGAGCATAGACTTAAGGGCACTTTCATTTGACTCAGTTATGAAGATGCTCATGTTGAATAATACGAAAGACGTAAGGTATATTTATGGAGATACCATGAAGAATATCATAGAAAGCAGCGATATATTCAGTGCACTACTTCTACTTCTGTCAGCTTTCCTATGCGCATACGTCATACCGTTCGTAAGGGACGTAGCACTTGGTTTGTTGTTCTACCTTGGGTTCTGGGCTGTAATAACCAATATACTGTCAGCTGGCAAGACAAAGCTAAAGATAACCGCAGCATTTGCAATAAACAACATAGCTTACTTAATTATGACACTTGCATATTATCAGGTGTTTGCCGTTTTGATTAATCTGACGTACAGCGATAACATACTGAACGTTAAGGATGTTACCATAAATACAGGTAGCCCTGTGTGGGTGTTCATTATCATAATTATAGCCAGCGGATTGTACATTTGGGGCACCTGGAGATTAATCAGGATGACCATATTGAATTACAGAGATCTTGGGTTTGAAGTCTATGCAACATGGGCAGGAGTGCTGGCTACGAAGATACAGGATAAGATAGGCGAAATTGGAAGTACATTCAGAGAGGCATTTGGCGGATTCCAAAGTGGCAGTGAAGAGGCTGGCACTGGCAGTACAGTTGGCGAAGGGGCAAGCGTAATCGGTAAAGACGTTAAGGTAAAGGTCGAAGTGGATGGAGACACTACCAGGAGTAAGGATAAGCAAGAAGTTAGGAATGAAGTACTTTACAGAGATTCAGGGTACATTGATGATGTCGGCGATGATGATGTAGAGATTCATATAGATATAGACAAGGAAATCGAGAAAGGTAAGCGTATAGAATAGGCAAGGGGGAATTAAAGTGGCTAGCAGCGATAGATTGGTGAAGAACAGAAGCGGTCAGATTTTTATACCGATGAATGTTGATGGTGGTGTCATCGAGGAGAGCTTCATGAGCTCGGGAAAAGTAGCACTAATTATAGTGCTACTTTTCTCCACCTTCATTGCATGGGTTTGGGTAAACGGCTGGAATACTGGCTGGGTAATGAGGTTTGTAGGTCATATTTTCATACTTTATATTGACCAATTAGTAGTAAGGAAGTTGATTTTAGAAGAAAATTATTTATACAAGATGCACAAGAAAACGCGAGCTCACCGCATTACTACACCTGCTGTATTTTGGGATATAGTCAACATCAAAGATACAGAGGACGGGGCAGTATTAATATACTCCGATATGAAGATAGGTGTAATACTTAAGGTAGAGAGAGGTACAATTACAGGTAAGTCGGAGGACTTTAGAGAAAAGCACTATGACGCTCTGTCGGATTTTTACAAGGAACTAAATTTCAGGAAGTACAAGTTTGTTCAGATGAACATCATGGAGCAGGCTGGCAAAGACCCAAGACTGCAGAAGCTAGACAATTTGGTGCTCAAGGAGAAAAACGAGAATTTATCTTCGTTGCTTGAGGCGCAGGTCAGCTTTATAAAAAAGATAACACGTTCAACTCTGTCGGAGAACGACTATTTCCTGATTTATACAGATAACGTAAGTAGGTCAGACCAAATTATACAAGATGTTATTGATTCTGTTATGATACTTATGGACGGCGGGTTCTTAGGGTTCAAGCTGTTATCACTGTCAGAGATAATAGACCTCGTGCATGAAATCTATGGTGTACGTTACTTCGATTATGCGGAAGCATCATTAAATGTATTCAAGGACGCAAAAGCAGCAGTAGACAATCCTTTTATAGTGAAGGAGATTAAGTTTACTGACGGTACGTCCATAAAGGTGGGGCAACAGGAGAATAATAGGATTAAAGCATTATCACATTACATCAAGACGAATGACATAGATTATGCAACCTTTAATGCCTTGGAAGCACTTAAGGGTAAGATAAGATACTTAAGACCGGCAGGCTCTAAAGATTATATTACGTCGGCGGAGGAAGTTAAGGCTTTCGAGATAGTGGACAAGACTGAAGAAGTTGTTGTAGACCTTGATAACTATGCATTTGGTGTTTTAGGCACACCAGCTAACACTTCTAATAGCGTTAACAGTGCTAATAGGCGTGAGGATAATGAGAATGAGGGGTTGAAAAGGAAAAAATTGGAAGTAAAAATAAGGCTACCGTTGGGCGGGCGTAAGGGTAAAAAAGATAACACCAAAAAAGACGATTTTCAACATAAAAAAGTAGGTTTTAGTGTTTCGAATGATAATGGTCAGAACGAAGATGAATTTATCGACTTCTGATGAATAATTGGATATTTAGGAGGTATGGGCATGCGTGTTTTAATATGCGGAGGCGTTAAAACTATAAATATTGTACGTGCACTACAGCCAAAGTTCAAAGCCGGAACAGTAGATTTCGTTGTTATAAATAGCATAACCGGAACGGAAATAAAGAACTGGTTTAGCAGGGGAGAGCAGTTTGATAGAGCAGTTATAATTGAGCAGTCTTGGACGGATGACGGGAACATACAAGATGAATACGAAATGCGTAAAGCAATAAACTGGTTTGCCAGTGCATTCAGGCAGCGGGCTGGTGCTGGTGCTACCTGTGTGTTTATAACAACAAATGAAGCTATGGCCACGATGGTTGCTGAGGAGACCATTGAAATAAGTAGGAGTTGCAAGGTGCTTATAAAAGAACCACCATATACAGTATCCTTCTTCAATTTGGTGGTGACCTATGACCTGAACAGCATGCCTGATATCTATGTATTTGACTTTACCAAGGCATCAAGGAACGAGCAGAGTGAGGCAGATATCGTTATTAAGCAACCTTTGAATAAAGCCAATGAGGTGGAGGTTAGCATAGACGAGCCCAGCACTAGTTCGAGCAAGCAGGAAGTGGATGACTTAGATAATGACTTCTTCGGTAATTTGCATGAGGATTTCGGGGACAACGCTGAATTTGGTATTGAGAGCAAAGACGAAATTGAAAATCAACCAGATTTAGGCGAAGAATACACCGAAGGCAATTTTGAGAAATCATTTGACGAAATTGATGATTACACTGAAGATGAAACTGATAATACAGAGACAATTAATATAGAGGACATTGAGGAAGATAGCAGTCCTGCTGATTTACCCGATAGCTCCGAAGCGGAGGAAGTGGAGAAGACAGTAGAGGAAGTGGATGCAGCTGAGGAAGAAGATAAAGCAGATGAGGGAGATATTGAGGTACTTGAGGGCTTTGCAGAACCTGTAGAGGAGCCCAGCAAGCCCAAAGAGCCTAAGGAACAAGAAGGTAATAGCAAGGAGCCTGTAGAACCACATGCCTTTTTTGATGAAGAAGTATACAAGAGGCCTACAACAAAGGCGAGGAACGAGAGGGTAGAGATAAAGCCTACAGGTGCTCCTCAGGCGGACGCACTAATTACATTGCTTAATACATTTAAGAATCGTGGAAGTTCATTAGTGGTTACAGGCGGACCCGCAAGCGGCAAAAGCATACTAGCCTTCAACATAGCCAATGTTGTAGCAAGGCTAGGATATCAATGTTTACTTGTAGACTTTGATTTATTTGGAAGGACTCAGGCTTATTTGAGCAAGGAGGCTTATGAGGCGGTACATTCAGGAGATACCGCGAAGACCAATTTATTGGCGGCGATAAACAGCTCACATGGCAAGATAGGCAGGTATGTGGATATAATTTCGCCTGGTTTTCATATATTGACGAACGGTTTAGCAGGTGATGTAATTAAGCCTGAGCAGTTTAGCGATAAGCAGAAGGTAATCAGGTTAGACAATACAGTAAAAAGTAACTACAATTTCATAGTGTACGATATGCCATTTGGGTTTGTGGATGGACTATGCTCAGATATAGTGCTTAACGCTGATAATGTAGTTATTACAATAGACGCAAGCACTTGGGGGGTTATGCAGGCACTACTTTTGATGGGTAATGTGGACAATATGGAGGTGCAGGAGGCACTGTTCTGCAGGTCTCAAGTGTGCTTTACCAAAGTGCGAGAGTCTATTAATAAGGTTTTAGGCAGGCAGGTAAGGGATGTATACGATATATTGAGGCTCATGGATACTATTATTGTAGATTTGCTAGGTATTGAGCCAGAGTTTTTATTCAGCGATATCAGGGTATGCGGAGTTGTTCCGTATAATGAACAGTTAGAAAATCTGTGGTTTGACAGGAAGCAATATTCGGATACAAGTGAAGGATATGATTTTACGCTGAGACTACTCGAGAGTATATTGTTAAAGCATTGAGGTATGAGGGAGATGCATTGAAATGACTAAATACGCTGTAGGAAAAAATTTAATAGGTTTTGAGAGTCTTGCAGTAGACAATGAGAAAGTGGGGACTATACGAGACAGCCAGGTTGTCATCATTCTAAGCGGTGATGACGACAACCTTTACACTGAGTACTACAAGGCAATTAAAGAATTGATTATTAATAACAACAAAGTAGTGCTAGTGTATGTAAGCGGGAGAAGCATTATCTGGAAGCCTCTAGCCATGCTTATGGCATCATACAGGCGGTACGATGTTTACGAGGTTGACGACTACAATGAGATAACCGAGAGCTACGTAATGCAGATGATGTCCAGGACCGCATCGGAAGAGGAGGTAAGGACTTTTATATCATCTGAGGTAATCGCTTATGGTGAGCTGGACTCACTGCTGCTGGACGTTAGCTCTGCTATACAGAACGGGGATATAGAGTCGGCAGTTAATTTGCTGGCATCCAAGGCGGATATTGTTGAGGCTTCAATAAAAGCGGTAAACTACCTTAGAAAGACCTTGGATACATTGAGCAGCAAGGAGGACGACAGCAAGCTTAATGAGTTGCAAGAGCTGGTGAATAAACTCAAGAAGGAGCTTGATGAGGCAAGGAATAAAATTGCTGAGCTTAGCGATACCAATAAAACGCTTGCGGAAGAAAATAAAGGGCTCAAGCAAGAATTGGTCAATACCAATAATAGATTGCGCGAGATTGAGGAGCAGGTGACCAGCGGAGCTCCCGTTATCAGGTCTTATGCTGAAGTGCAGACATCGCTGGTGAAGTGCAAGGCGAAGTCTATAATCTACTTCAAGGAGATAACATACGTAAGGTATATAAACAGCTTCGTGACAAAACTTTTCGAAGTCATATCGAAAATACACAAGTTACGTGTAAAACTTGTTATATACGACAATAGAAATGGGTTCGTGCAGATTTACAAGCCATTAACGGTTGTTGGTTCGGCGGAGTATGTAGCTAGCCGTGACCTAATTGTAAAAAAGACTGACAAGATTGTAGTTGTAGAGGCCAATACTGCTATCATAGAGGACATTATAAAAGCAGACTATGATGTTGTTATAGTGTATGACCGTATGAGGCAGCCAAACGACGTTGTTGCAGGCAACAACGTTTACAAGTATTGGGTCATAAACTCTACCACTGAATACAACACAATATCGCAGACGTACAAGATAGATAAGCATCATGTAATAACAAGGCCTGGCATTTTCCCTGAAAGCATACCGTTGCTGGAAATCAGTGGTTATAGTGAGATGACTGAGTCAGCCCGTATTTCATCATATATAAGGCTTGAGCATCCTGTGATGAAGAAGTCATTATTCGAGTTAATATTTGAGAGGACAAATGTTAACTCAATAGCGAAGCTTAGGAGGTAGTGGAAAGTGGCGTTGTTAAAATTGTTCAACATTAAAAAGTTCAAGCAGGACTTTGCCGAGAAAGTGGAGTTGTACGACACTATATTAGCCAATCTAATAGCCGGAAACTCAGTTATAGAACCAGACATAAACCTGGATAACAGCAGGATATCGATAGGGTTTAGCAGCATAGCATCTGAGAGCCAGGTCTCCAGATACTTTCTAATTAGAAATTTACCTGATTATTTGCCTGCTAATTCTTTAGATAACCTCAGGGGTACATGTATACTGCCTGGGGTGAAATTTAATTTTTACCTGTACGCTTCACCTCATATGATACGCTGGGACTCACCAGAAATGAAGAATAGGCTCGATATATGGAAGCAGTACACTGCATCACAGCCAGATAACATTAATGTGTTTGAGTACAGGCAGAAAAGGAGTGCCAGCTTGGCCAAGCAGAGGATTATATATTCAACAAAATATTTGAATGAGGCAGAACTTGATTTCAAGAGGTCATTATTTAAGGTGGCTATACTTATAGAAATCACAAGCAGGCGGGATGAGCAATCACTCGTAAATTTAAGCAGGTCAATCAGTACATTCAAGAATATATGCAGGAATATGGATATAAAGCTTCTGGAAATCAAGATGAACGTTCTTGATTGGCTTGCTTATTTTGGCATATTCAGCCTTAAGAACATAAGGGAGGTAGCAAACAAGGTAAGCAGAAGGACTTTGACGGACGATATACTGGCAAGCTTCAACCCTTATAAGCAAGGAAGGGTTGGGGATGATGGCGTATGCCTTGGCATAGATGTGCTGTCAAAAGTCCCTGTCCTAAAGAAGTTCAAGGCGGACCCTGACGCACCTGAAAACTGGCTTATCTGTGCCGAAACAGGCGGAGGTAAATCATTGTTTATCAAGGTGCTATTGACTTACTTGCTTGCAGATGGGTTTGTAGTTACCGTAATGGACTACGAGGGCGACGAATACTTCAATCTAGCCAACTACATAAAGGCCGGCAATCCTGATGATGTAAAAATCATATCAATGGGTAAGGGTTCAACTGAGTATTTTGACCCAATGGAAATAGCCGACCTTACCGGTGAGGACGATATAGACAACGAGTTAAAGGAAAATGCTATAACCTATACGCTGGCAATTTTTAGAGTAATAGTAGGTGGGCTTGAAGGCAACATAAACCAGTGGGAAGAACGGGTCATATCCACAGCAATAAAAAGGGTTTACGAGAAAGCAGGGGTAACCGAGGACAAGAGCACCTGGCATCGCTCTAAAGGACTTAGAATAAAAATGGTATACGATGAGATAAAGTGCATGGCAGAAACAAAAGAGTTCGTTGACGAGGATGTGGATAACGTAAAGCATAAAGCAGCAGTCCGCATAGCAGACTGCGCATCGGTTTATTTTGAGGAAGGGGAGGCTAAGTCAGGAACATTCAAGAACCCGATTTCGGTCAACGAGCTTTACAAGGCAAGGTTTATAGTATTCTCCTTCGGTATGCGTGGTGCCACATCCTCGCAGATTGACCCTGTAATCCTTGCACTTAAGCAGTTGTCCGTTGCAAACGTAGCAATACAGATATCAAACTACTGCAAGTATGTTAGGAAATGCTTCAATGTCAAGGTATGGGAAGAGTTCCAGCGTTGGGGTGAAGTCAGAGGTTCTTCAGAAATCATCCTAAACGCTATGACAGGCGGTCGTAAACGTGGGGACGTGAACTTTATAATCACCAATAAGCTCGGTGCTATACTTGATGACGACAATCCAATAGCGGCTGGGCTACGTGAGAATATAACTTCTAAGGCTATAGGGAAAATTAACGACAAGACAATAAGGCATAAGTTCTGCGAAGTATTTAGTGTACCTGAGGTTGAAGGTGTACTAGACATGATAGCTAAAGCAAGCATGGCAGACGAGACAAATAATAAGGTAATAGCAAGCAGTTCAGGCAACAGGTACAAGTACGCTTTCTGCTTAATGTTGGACAATGGCAAGAAAGCAGTGGTTAAAGTTATGCTACCTCAGGTACTGAGGCAGTCTCAGCTATTTAAGACAGGAGTAAATGTAGAAAGCAGGTGATGTCTGTATGTACCTTTTGCTATTTTTGGCTATTGTGTTCGCAGTATATATAAATACATTTAAGAATGAGTTCGACAAAGAGGACATGGGTAAAGCAACATTATTTATAATCTTAAGCGGGTTGACCATAATGTTTGTTGGCATAATATCTAATTTGTAGTCATTGGTGGTGATATATGTGCCTGTAGGTGATTTGAGGAATAAAGTATCTTCTGACGACGTTGAAAAGATAAAGAAAAAGCGTAATCCTCCTGAATATGAGGAAGGGTTTGAGCCTATGGAAGATGGCGAAATAAGCTTTAGCGATTTATTTGAGGACACTGGAGGAAATAGCGGGTCTTCTGGGAAACCTTTGACAGCAAGTGAGATATTCGGTGGGCCATTACCATCGGCTCAGAAGCCTGCAGGTCCTGGAGCTCCAGGGCCTGGAGGTTTTGCTACACCTGGAGCCCCACCAGGTTCGCCAGGAGTGCCTGGGACTACACCAGGGGTGCCTGG